CTTTTCTTTGGCTTCTTTCAATTTAGTATAATCTTCATTGTCAACATAGTAAACTTCTGTTGTCATTCCGTATGATCCTTTACCGGGCGAACCTTGAACCATTTTATTGCGGGTTCTTGCTACCTTTTCCGGTGTGTTTTCCATTTCAAGTTGCTTCAATAAAGCTTCTTTGTATTTGGTTGCAGCAATTTCAGCCGAAGCCATTGCCTTGGCTTTCTGAACCATTGCCAAGATAAATTTATTCTTTTGTCCTTCACTGCTTAGTATGGTTTCGGCTTCTTTCACATCATTGATCTTGACGCCAAGTTCTTTGAAGCGATCAGCATTTTCAATAATGAATTTTTCTTTGTCTTTTAGGTTGTCACCTAATCGGGACCAAGCAACCGATAATTCTTCGATAGCTGCAATAGGTTTGGCCGCACAATCGACAACGGCTTTATTGAATTCTTCAGTTGCTTTTTGGGCTTCTTTGGATTTGCTTATATATTTGGAAACCAATACAATAATTGCCGTGATAGCTGCCGATAAACCAAATGTTAAGGTTGCTAACAATGCTTGTGCGGCAACCGTAGAAACCCCAAGGGCTGCCGCCAATCCGCTTGTTGCTGTTGCAAGCAATGTTTTGGCTTTGGCGACAACAACAAGGGTGAAGGCCGAATCTTTGTTCAACATCTGTTCGATTTGCTGAAGGCCGATTGTTATTGCCATAAGTGATTGAACCTTCAACATTATCTTTTGAAGGTTTTCATTTTCTCCGGCAAATAATCCGATTGCACCTTGGGCGGCTGAAAAAGCCCCGGTTATACCTGTCAAACCGGAAATAATGCCTTGCATACCTTTTTGATCATGTGCAAGAATATTGGCTTGCGCTGTTGCGTCTGCCATTGCATCCGTTAATGTTGCAAGCTCATTCCGTGCGTTTTCATACTCGATTGTATTACGTTTTCCGGCGGCTTCCATTTCAATAATGGTTTCCTTTAATTCACGAATACGGGTACGGAATGAAACATGTGCTTTTTCGGCGGTTTGCACTTGGCTTTCAAGGATTTTTAAAGCTTCAGTTTCGGCGGCTAATTCTGCTTTTACTTCGGCCGCCTGTTGTCTCATTTCCGATTGGGCCTTACCGGGGGCCAACTTTCCAATTTCAGCATCAAGGTTTTTGACTTGATTTTCAAGTTCTGCAATCACTTCTTTTTGAATCCGAATATTTTCATTCGTGACGTCAAAGGTGTCATAAGTTCTTGTCACTTGCGATTCAAGTACTTTCAAAGCTTCTTTTTCGGCTTCAAGTTCTTGTTTGGCCGATTTTGCTTGTGCTATAATCTTTGCCTGTCCTTCCCCCGGACCGATCTTGTCAATTTGTTGTTCAAGGTTGACAACTTCTTTTTCAAGTTGGTCGATAACATCTTTTTGAATCTTTATGTTTTCGGCTGTTACTTCAAACGCATCGTCAATTTTTTCACTTTCCGCAACGGTTGCGGAAGAAAAACCTTTCACACGTCTTTCGGCTTCGCTTATTGCTCCGATCAACTGTTCATTGTTTAGTAATGCTTCAAATTCAAGCGATCCACCTTCTATGTTCATAGTTACATCATATTGTTGATAAAGTTCATAATATTGTCGGCGTTTTCACTATTCAAAGCGATTTCTTCTTCTCCTTTGTCTTCTGAATCGTAAGAAGGCAAATCAACCATAATTCTTTGAACAATCGCCCATGCAATGCCATTATGCAAATAATCCCAAGACCAACCGAAATGCGCACAAATCGCACCCCTTCGGCCGTATGGACTATTTAAGCCCCGTTGTCCTCTATCCGATTCGGCATTGTTGTTCTTGCTCCCGACATTAATCGAATAGAGTTCATAAAATCCCCAAGATTGGACATTGTGTTTACAAGAAGTGTCAATTGCATAAGTTTTGACGGTTTGACATTTTCAGCGAACAAACGTGTCAATTCTCCCAATCGCTTATTATCTGGAATGTACTTCACTTGATTTCCGCTTTGAATTGCCTTCATGTAATCTTGACCAAGCACGGCAAGGGCGATGATCTTGGCGCAACGCAAGGCATGTTGATTGGTTAATTTCCTTGCTTCTGACAATCCGGCATCGGAAGACACAATTGTTTCATCAATGATCATTTCAACCGCTTCGGAAGAAATGCGATCCAATGTTGATAATGTGGGTTCTTGGATTCGGAATTTTAGTTTTTCCTTAGTGGGAATTCTCTTTTTAAATATACCGAATAGCCCCTTTGGACGTCGATAGATCGTTCTTTCAACATCAAACGACACACCACGATTAACAAGAAGGTTCAGTTCTTGCTTTTCGGCTTCAATTTTTTGTTCGTCTGTCATATCTTTAAATTAAAGAAGCCCCCGAAAACAAAGGCTTGGGGGCTTCGGGTTAATTACTGATTGGGGACCTTTTATTTGGCTGTTTTTGCCTTGGCCCAAATAGCCTTGCCGGATGATACGGCGCAAGGTGTTACGGTGAAATCTACAAGGAAAATTCCTTTTGCTGAAAAATCAGCATTGATCACCGCTTCAACGTCTGCATTTGGGATCGAAATATCAAGCCCTTGTTCGGTTTCCACTTTCAATGCTACATTTGCAACGACTTCGGTTCCGTCGAATCCCCAACCCTTTGCGGCATCGGAAGAACCACCGACATACTTTGCAAGGAAAGCTTCGTCCGGGTCCATGATCGAGAAAGTAAGGGCCGGAATCTTCTTTGCTTTCTTGCGGACTTCCGGGGCCGATCTACCTTCTTCAAAATGTTCGGTCACATCTGAAGCGTCTTGCGCCATTTTACAAGTATCCTTGTACGTTTTACCGATTTTGGTCAATGCCGCCGTTGGCATTGTTCCGTCGGGTGCGGCCGTACCTACCATAATTTGAGAAAGACCTAATGTTATAAGTGAAGCCATTTCTTTAAATTTTTAATGAATAATCCAATCAATCCGTATGTTGACATAATGTTGTGACAAAGACGGTTCGTTCAATACCGTTTGATTAGTCACTACCATTGCCAACCCGTCAAATTTGGCGGCCTTCAATGTCTTCAAGACAATCGTTGATATTGCTTTAAGACGTTTCCGGTTTGCCTTTTTTTGTTTCTTCTTTTTGATCTGAACTTCCATGTCAGAGACATGAATGTTGACGTTTGAAGTTCCTAATTGCGGCAAATATTCTTGTGTCAAGTCTATTGAATTGACAACAATGTCTTCGTCTTGTGAATCGTCGGGCCTTTCACCAAGTGAATAGACGTCGCCGGAAATTTCCGAAACGACTTCCGGTGATCCTTTCAGTAAATTGAAAAGCATTGTATCAAGATCAAAAGTTTGTTTCATTCTGTTGTCGCTTTTTCTATGTTAGAAACTAATTTTTGCAACATCTTTGGCAATTCCTGTTGTGCAAGGTGTTCGGCTGAAGTCAGTACGTCCCGGCCCTTAGATTCGACATACAAGGCGTAATTCATTCCGGCCGTGACAACTAAGACAACCCCTTCGGGATATTTCGATCCAATCGTCTTTGCAAGCTTTTGGCCTTCTTTGATTCCGGTATTACCTTCTTTCACTTGTGCAAAGTTGTCATGGACTGCAACGCCGTCGGAAAAGACTACATATCCGATTGAAGACCTTAGATTCCCGGTTTGATCAGTGAACCCAACATTCGCCGGGATAAGTCTTGCATGTTCTACACACATTTCACCAAGGTATTGAAGACGTTCGATTTGCTTCTTAACGATAACGTCAAGAAACGCCGCAAAACGTCGTGAAACGTCTTCTTGATTGAATGTTGGATTTATACCCATAACCGACAATGTAATTGTCCGGGATCATATTTCAATGCCGGACCTGTTATTCTGATAATACCTTCCGAAGATTTACTTTCAGAAACAAGAATTTGGGTTCCTTCGCTGATTCTTGGTGTGCCTTTGGGTAAATGGACCAAAGAAGAAAAGACCGTAACTTTCCCGTCAATACCTTGGATTGTCGCCCCTTTGCCGTTTGTTTCCTCACGACACATTGAATGAAATTTCCAAGTTGGGGAATTGTCGATCCAATTTCCTTCTTCGTCTCGTTTGCTGTCTTCTCCATTCCCAAAGACTTGCACAAACAAAAAATGATTGTATTGTGTTACCATGAATTACTGCGATTTCTTACTTTGGGTTTACCACCCAAAATGTTTTCTTTTCCAAGTTCTTTGCAAAGTGCATTATACCACATTTTCAAAGCGTCCATATTCCACGAAAGGGAAAAACCACCTTCGGAAATATTAGCAACGGGCAAGATTTCCGACATTGATTTGTATATAGCATTTTTGCACATCGAAACATTGAAGTTTGCTTCTTCAAGTCCGGGGTGTTCGGCCAAAATCAAATCAATATCATCTTCGGTCAAATTGAACCGGGATAATGTCTTTGTCAAATATTCCTTGTTGCTCTGTATTGCCATAGGTCAAAGATTTAGGCGGGCGTTGTATTGGAACGCCCGCCGATTCTTATTTTGTCCAAGATGTTGCGTTAACTTGCATAAGCAAGGAACGTCCCGCCAAATTCCAAGCCGGGAAAAGGTTTGCGATTCCTTCGGTTACTTCTTTCACCGGGGATTCTTCGGAATACTTCTTGATCAAAGTATGTCCGTTCATAGCCTTTTCAGCAACGGAGTTTTTTAAGTTCATATCAATAGGCTTTTTCCAATAGGTTTTGCCAAGAACCTTGCTTTCGGAAAACAAGATCACGTCGTCTTCAAATGGGTTTGAAGTTTCACGATCTCCGTTTGCAAGTTCGATTGTGATTTCTTGGTCAATAACTATGATTTGAAGGCCCTTGAAGGTTTCCTTTTTCTTAGCCAAGTAAGCGTTGACCGTTGTAAGGTCCGGGGCGTCACAAGTGTTTGTGACATTCTGAACGAATGTTGCGCATTTCTTCACAACTTCTTCTTGTGAAGCAAGCTTTTCAAAGGTTTCCACATTCATAAATGCAAACTTGTATGTTGCGCCGAACAACTTCTTTCCAAGTTTCATTGCTTTGGGGAAATCCTTTGTTAAAGGCTTACCACTAACACCCGAAGTGTATGAAGATTCGACGCCGATCTTCTGATCTTTCGACATCATATAATCGACATCATATTCAGTGACAACGGCGGCGTTGTTGCTGTTTGTGAACTTCACTTTTCCCAATGAAATTTCTTTCAATGCGATCCATTCAGCACGGGCGGCCACGCCGTCCCAACAAAACTTGGTGTCTTCGGCCCAAAACTCAACCAATGCCCGCAAATCGGGATTCGTTGAAGACATTGCAACCATAATGTCGTAATCCGTCAATTCATCTTCCTGTTTCTCACGGGAAATCATGATTTTAGGAATGTCACCTTGAATTCTTGAAATTGCTTCACGAATCTTTTTAGGAGCCGTTGAACCCCTTGAAACAAGGTCGGCCGCAATTTTCAATCCCGCTTGTGCTTCAAGCATCTTCCATGTAAGGAAGGGTGTTTCCGTCAAGGGAAACAATGTTGGATAATAATAGGGCTTCAAGTCGTAAGTGTTGATCACGGCTTGCATGTCCTTTTCATTCAACCCAACCATTAAAGTTTTATTCATATTCCTTTAAGGATTAAGAGATTAAACAATGTATGAAACCCCTTTCATGGTTGATTCGATTGTGTCGTTTACAACCGGGGCGTTACCTCTGCGTACTACTGCGTGAAGCCATGCAGAAACGAAAAGGTTGTCACCTTCTTCGACATCTTCATTGGAACCCGCAACCGAATTCGCTTTATACTTCACGGTTTTTGCTGCACCATTGGAAAGGAAAGCACATGTTCCCGATTTAACTTCGGCCCCAAGTGTTGCCGACAAGGTGATCACGTCCTTTGCTGGATCGCTCTTGTCAATTGCGGTGATCTGCTTTCCTACACATGATTCGGTTGCAAAATAATCTCCGGTTTTGAAGTGATGCCCTTTCGCAACTTCGTAATCCGTAGCCGTTGCATTTGCTGTTGTGACAATCAATGCGGTCTTTTGTACATGATACATACCGTCAGAACCGGGACCGATTGGCGTTCCTTCAAAAAGGACCTTGCCGCCAAGTTCGGACGTGTTAATCGTCACACCGCCCGGAACGTCTGCGATCCGGTGCAAGATAGATTTGATTACACGTTTGTCTTTTTGTCTTTTGACTTGTAACATTTGCGTAAATGATTAAAAAGATTAAACTTCTTTTCCCCCAAGGGAATTTTCTTTCTCTGTTTGGCTTTGAATGAAGGAAGCAACGCCGGATGAAACGCCGTCATTGTTTTTCTGACCGAACATCGGTTTCCCTTGTTCGCCAAGCCCTTTATTTGCCAAATCTTGATTGAAAGCCGCAATGTCCGTTTCGGTTTCTGTCAAGTATTCATTGAAGGCGTTATCGTCGGTAAATGACATACGGTTGAAATCCTTCAGTACTTTCGCTTTGAAGGTTTCGTCTTTGCATGATCCCAACTTTTCCGTCAACATTTGAAGCCTTGATTCTGAAATCTTTGATCCCCTAAGTGCGGCAATTTCGTCATTAAGTGGCTTAACCACTTCTGCAACGGCTGCTTTTATGGCGGCTTGCAAGTCGTCCGGGTTTGTCTTCTTGGTTGGATCGTCTGCCGGGGTCTGATCGTCCAATTCGACAAACTTGAACTTCTTTTTCAAATTGCCTTCATAGGTCTTGTTTGCTTCGGACACCTCTTTGTCCACATCTTTACGGTAATCTTTTACCGTTTCGGTCACTTTCTCGACATCAAGCTTGTCGATAAGTGCTTGCGCTTCTTCTTGGCTTGTAACTTGAAGGGCGATCATTCGGGCCAACTGTGCCAAGCCGTCTTTCCGCACGCCTGCAAACTTTGCTTGCAGTAATGCAAGGATTTGTTGATAATTCATGTGTTCAAAAAATTAGGTTTTTAATCGTTCAGCGACAAAAATAGGTATATCACTGTGATATACTTTAAGGAATCGCTTTGTTTTGGCGCAATAGTTATCAACATTTTTGCATTGCATTTGCATAGCAATTGTTTTATTAAATAGACTTATTGTTTTGATTTTGTTGGCTATTTAATAATTTACCGAATGGTATTTTATATATATTTGCAAAATAGCTTAAATCAAGTCAAACTTTTATTTTTTAACTTAATAACATCATGAAGCGAATATCATTACTCATTGTTTTTATCTATATGTGTTCTATGTTTACTTTCGCCCAAAAGATAAACAGAAATATTTTGTGTTGCACCTTGGGTGAAACCACTGAAGCGCAATTATCCAATTGTATAAAAGAAAATAATTATACCTTGGAAAGTGAATATGTATCCAATGGATTGAAGTATTATCGAATAGCTAATATAACTTTTGCTAATAAAGACTATTCAGAGGGTTTGTTTTGTTTTTATAAAGGGAAACTTCTATTTATAAACTTTTTCGTAGAAAACAATCTTTATTTTAACGGTTTAAAAGATGCGTTGACAAAGAAATATAAACCTTATCTACAAAAGGAAACAAACGAAGGGTCTGTTTCTTTTGACGACGGTACAACAATGATTTGGTTGGATGATTTGTCGGGTAGTACGACATTGAAGTATGTCGATAAAAAAATATCAGAGCAAATCAAGTCGGATACTTCAAACGAATTATAGTTGCTTCATGTGCATATCTTTTGTATAACCTACATGTATTTCAGTGTGATATACCAAAGCCGATCCATACTTTTGCAAAAGAATGTTCTTCGGAGTGGTTGCCGAACAATAACATATTTGAAAGGTGTTTTTCCGTATTGATCCCGTCAACCACAATTGGGACAATCAGAATTACACCTTTCTTCTTTTAAACTTATCTGTATGGATCAATCAATTATTCCCTTATCGGAGAAGACCGCCAATGATCTTTGTGAAGCTTTACAAAATTGTAGCTATTCAATGAAGTCGCTTGCAAATTCTTTCGGCCAAGCATCGAAAAATCTTGCAGTCAATAAAGTAACAATTGATATTACTAAGTATCAAGTGAAAGTCTGTATGTCCAACATTCTAATACGTTGGTATTGGAAACGCAAATTGCGTCGGGCCGAAATACGTTTGTCTAATCTTGAAAATATTATTGCAAATGAACGGTAACGGGCTGATCCATATTGAATTCAAATCCGGCGGCCATGATTATTTCGGATCAATAGCGGCCCTTTTTGACACCTATGCCCCCGAAACATTGGGGGTATCAAAACAACGCTTGTATGACTGCAAGATCACGCCGGATCGCCCCTACCGGAATAAGATTTGCACCATACGGAAAGGAAGCATTAAGAGAAAGAAGGGGAATCGAACAACTTCAAAATCATAAAGTTATGAATTACAGGGATTTAAAAGGTAAAACGATCTTTGATTTCGCTAAAGACGAAAGGATCATTGAAGAAATTGTTGATTTCAAACCTTCGGATAAGGGATTGAAAGACAATTACTTGAAAAGTCACCCAATCAACATTGCACGTGACATTTATGAATATGCGTGCACGGTGAAGAATAAAGAACTTCGTCAAGCCGCCTTATTGTATGGTGACGAACTTCAAGAAGAAATGGAAGAAAGGGCCGAAGAAGCGGCAAAAGAAGGAATCATTGTTGATTGAAAGAAAGGGGGCTTTATTTGGCCCCCTTTAAATTATAATGTTTCAAGTAATAATCAAATGAATCTTCACCGCTATAACAGAACTTTATGATTCTCTTAATGTCTGTTTTCGTGAACTTACGTCCTGTATCCGGGTTTATACGATTTTTGAATCCTTCGGATACTCCGTCGATCAATCCGGTCATTTGATCCGTGTATCTGCCTTCAAACAAATGCTTCTTCACAATCGACAACACCTTGCTTCGATCCAATCCCAAGACATCAATCAACCTGTCATAATTGCAAACCATATCATTATAAGCCGTTGAACTTCTGTTTGTGGTGAATTCTGTGTGTGGAGTGTCTTTTGCGCCTAATGCTTTGTAAAATTCCGGCAATGTCTTTCGGGCTACAAACTCATTTGCCAACTCCATGAAACGGCGTTCAAGTGTAGACAAGAACATGTTTCCCTGCTTGTTACGGTTGTGCGTGATTTCATGCCAAAGCGTTGCCATTGCATCGGCTTCATTGAAGGTTATATCAATACCGTTTTTGACTTTGTTCATTGCGGAAACACACAATTCCAATCGGTCTTGTGCTAAACTGATTTTTCCTTTCATATCGGTTGAACCGTTGTTGTTTCGGTTTTTGTCAACTGCCAAAGTATCGAAGCCATGTTCAAACCAACCTTCCTTGGTTCCAACCGTCTTGATTTCGTCCCTCACATGTTCCGGCGTCTGTATCTTTGCACCTTTACTTTGATTCAATACAGCGTTTGCAATGTCACTTTCCAAAGATTGAATTGAAGTGTTGATTGAAGTCGTAATGTTTGGGTTTCCGATTATTGCCGGATTGTTTTGCAATGATTTGGACCATGACTTCAATTGCGCCCCATTAACCCCCAATTTTTCGGCCTTACCGATAAGCGATTGAATCTTACCCAATAGATTGTAATAGTTAGTTTCATGCTTGGTGATCTGATCTTCAAGGGCCTTTATAATTCGGCGTAATTGGACCGGATCATTATTCGGACGAACAACATTCAACATTTCAGTCGAAACGCCCCACATAAGGCAACGGGGCTTCAATGCTGCGATTTCGGCATCTATTGCGGCCAATTCTGCAACTTTCGGATCGACTTTGGGTTTTTCGATTTTAGGTTTGATCAAATTCAACCCACCGGAAATTCGCCCGCCTTTGAAATTATCTTTGATAAAGTAGGGGATCGAAGACCAACCTTCGGCGGCTTCTTCGTGTTCTTTGATCCATTGCTTGAACTTGTCGGGAACCTCGGAAACAAGGTTGCGTGACGCATACTTTTTATATTCCGTTCCTTTCAATGCCGCCTTCATTTCATCAAGTTCTTGATTGTCGAATTCGTCCGGGTCTTGAAGAATAGGGACCATTAAACAACGGCATTGCGGATGCCAACCTTTGAAGACGAAACTTTTTGGGTATCGTCCGGCCAAGGTGTCGCAAATGTCCACAAATGGAACCTTCTTTCCCGTTTTTGGATCGGTTGTTGTGTGATTGTTGGAAAGTCGTATTTCAAAGCCAACAACGAAGTCAAGATTCGCCCACCGAAGCCGTTCCGATTCTCTGTAAGCCATGTTTATTTCGGATCGGGTCAACCGCATTGCATTTTTGTAAGAGGACCGATAAACGCCTTGGCCGGGATGAAATGCGGCGGCGGCCTTAGATAAATGAAGTTGCCCCCTTTTATCACGTACCCGCCGGAACAAACGATCCGGGTCAATAAGGCTTCCCCGCAAGTCTTTCGACAACTGTTGTGCGGATCGGCCTTCACCGATTCCGACATCAATTCCAAATTCCATTGTTTTTTTGAATTGCCCGGCGTATTTCCAAACCCGCTTGGATAGATCAAGGCCGTTGACCTTTCGTTTCTGAAATGCGTCAAGGGCGTCAAGGTTGCGATCTTGCATCTTGGACAACATGCGTTTCCCAACCTTTGACGTGTTCATAATCGACTGAAGGAATTCGTCGTTCTTCTTACATGCGTACAACCATTCATTCCGGGAACCTTTTTCAATTACCGCTTGCATATTTGAAGCAAGGCCATTGATGATGTTTTGGGCCGTTGCTGAAGTTGAAGGATAATCGGCAAAAGAAAAAGGCTTGTCCGGGTCTATATTGGTACGCATGGCAAGTCGGGCGAATTCGGCAATAGCTTCATTATAAAGCTTGTCGATCACTGCAACATAAGCTTCCGTCTTTTGATAATGTGAAGCGTCCCAACCTTGCACGGAAAAGCGTTTATTTGGGCCGTCTTGCTTCTTTGCCCGTGTCATGGTTGTTTCTCCTTATAATAGTCGCAAGGGCGTCCATTTGCGCCGTATGCGACTTTAAAACCATACGGGTTTCGTACTTTGTTGAAGCAATCAATCATGAAATTGCTTACCACACTACCACCCCAAACGCATTTCTTGCAATCGACAAGGGGTTTCACTTTTGTTGTTCTCCCTGCCATTGTTTATGCTTCTGTTGGTTCGTTAATAAAGAATGAAGCGGCCCGGTCGGATTCGGCTTGCATTTGAGCAAAGTCGGCATCCGGGTCCTTGGATAATCGTGCAAGTTTTGCCGAAAGCTTTTGAGAAACAAGCGGTTTTCCACCGTTGGCCGTTGTCCATTTTGTCACTTCGGCTTGATCATCTTCGATCATATACGGGGTGATTTCCGGTTCGATCTGCAACATGTTTGCGTCATTCTGAAGCTTCATGTTAAATTGCCCGACATAGGCTTTTATTACATTGACACGACGTTGCAAGTATTCGTCAAACACTTCTTGATGATCTGCAACCTTCAAATGTGCATCCATGAACAAAAGCTTCAAAGCAACACCGGAAATTGCGCCAAGACCTTTTACGGCATCGAATGAAATATCCGGGGTTTGTGTAATGGTGTAGATCATACGAAGCAAGGTTTCGATCTCCAATTTGACCGATTCCGGGGCGTTCTGCCAAGAAAGGTATTGCGCCGTTGCGCCGTCTTCACCTTCAATGATTGATCCGGTTTCGCCTTTCTTGCTGAACCCTTTGACTTCACCTTGAACGAAGATTTTTGGCGAAGCATGATAATCGTTGGTATCTGCAAAGTTGGAAAGAAGCTTTTCAAGACGATCAATAAGAACTTGCACGTCGGCCCATTCAACGTGTTCTTGGCAACCGAAGACAACGGGAATCTTCCCAATCGCAATGTTCTTTGGATAACCTTCTACAAGGTCATATCCATTTGATCCGATTTCCCAAAGGAAGTGTTGCTTGTCTGTGTATGTCTCAAAGAAAGTATGTGAAACCTTCTTTTCGTCAACCCGAACGAATTCACGGGAAAAGGCAACCATGTCCCCGGATTCATCGAAGTAGGGGTAAAGCGTATCGCCCAATAACGGGGAAAAGACCGCAACACGCAATTTGAACTTTGACTTGAACCCGTAATCTTCGTTTTCTTTTTCAACCGGATACCATAATTCGGCACATTCTGTGCAACTGAAGATGTTGCGGGCGATCTTTCGGTTCAAAGACTTGTCCTTGACGTCAAACAAGATGCGCTTGACTGCCTTTAAAACTGTTTCTTGTGATTCCCCTTTGGTTTCCGCATTTAGTTCAACGGGATTGCCAAAGATGAAAGCAACGGCCCGTTTAACAATCAGCTTTTGAAGGGATAGAGCAATACGGGCGACGGGTTCCCACCGATACCCTGTTTGTTCTTCCCCGTTGACGGCTGTCACCACTGTTGTTGTGTTGTCGTCTTCTGTAAGATCGTCTTTGTCGATTTTGACTTTTTTGTCTGGACGATTGATCTTGTTGAATACTTCGTGTTGAAGTGGGTCAAGGTCTTTGATTGCACCTTTGGCGTCCGGTAATGGAATACCACGTTTTGACTTCAATTCCGTGATAACATCGGTTTGATTGTCTTTTTTGAAAACTTCTTCTATTGTCATAATTTAAAATTTAGTATATCAGTGTGATATAGTTTAGGGCATGAAAAATCAAGCAAACAGACCGCCCAAACTCTGTTGCTTGCTTCCTTTTCTCTTTTCGACGGTTCCGGTCAATGCGTCCGGGGCGTCGTCATGGTCATTCTTTCCGACCTTCATGTAATTTGTTATAGCCTTGTAGAATTCCGGCCACATGTGTTCCCACCCCTTCGGGAAATAGAGCAAGTTTTGAACGGCCGCCGAATGTTGGTAAATGCGGATAGCCTTGTTATCCTTTTGATGAAACCACTTGATCTTGGTCTTGTTGTTCCCCATGATCCGACATTGTGTGCCAACATTACGGGCGAAGCCACGCCCGCCGTTGTTCGATTCGATCACCGCTTCTTGGATATTATGCTTCGATAACATTTCGGCCGTTTTCGGTTCGGTGTACTCCATTCCCTTTTGCGTATATAAGACATCAAGTACATAGTTCCCGGCTTCCGTTTCGACATAACAGATTGAACACAAGAAGTCTTTCCCTTCGTCGGCCGTATCCGTGTAGTTCTTGCGGATCATTCGTTTGCAATATGGAATTACTTCATATTCGTTGAAAGGATTTTCATACATCAAGCCTTCAACGGGTTTCGGGTCTTGCTGATAAAGGGATTCAAATACATGCGGGTTTCGCTTTCTTGTAGACTGAAGCTTCGCAAGGTTGTGTCTTTCGGGCCAAAGGGCTTCACCTTCTTCACGGGGATCATATTCACTTGGCGCACCAACTTTGATTGCTTGGTACACGACGACAACCCAACCGTCGGGATTGTCTTCAGAGTAACGCCCTTGTTGTTCCAATAGCCGCCCGGCCAAATCATGCTCGTGCCAACGGGTGAACACGATCAATTGTTGGCTATCATTGTGAAGGCGGGTTTCTGCAACTGTGTCGTACCAATCTTCAATTGCTTCACGGACAACCGGGGACCAAGCGGATTTGGCATCTTTGTAAATATCGTCCATGATCAGCATGTCAACGGGTTCGCCTGTCAACGGACCGCCGACACCAACGGTCTTGACCGAACCACGGCGGCCGACAATTTCAAATTCATCGGCATTTCTTAACCACGATCCGGCAATGGTTGTCACATTGGAAGAATTCAAGCACGTGTCGGGGAATATTTCGTGATATTCCGGTGAATCAATCACCCTTTGGATTTCACGGTTGAACTTTCGGGCCTTCGGTGCATTATAGGAAACAACGGCGATCTTTGTATCCGGCTTCCTTCCCAATACATAAGAAGGCAAACGCCGGGTTGATCCTTCCGATTTACCATGTTGCGGGGGCATGAAGACCATTAGTTTTTTGATCTTGCCTTCCGCAAAGTCGTTCAGAACTTTGTAATAACGTCTATGAAAGTCGGCGGGCTTGAAAGTCTGCATTGTTGAAGACGTAAACGACAAAAGGTTAGTCCGGCTTTGCCGAATCAACCTTTCACGTAAAGCCTTGAAGTATTGCAACTTCTCCCTTCGTGATACTCTATTGCCTTTATTTGCTTTTGCTGCTTTCATTTACCGTTTGCAAGTCTCCTTTCTATGTCTGCGATTTTTGCGTCCAATTCTTCATCCGTAAGATTTCCGAATAAGTCTTTCCCGTCTTTTCCGGTGACTTCGGCCGATTGACGATTCTTGAAGTTGTCCGGGTCCCCGTTTGTAAGGGTGAATATGATTGCGGCCGTGTCCGGCTGAATGTGCTTTTTGATGATCGTTTGTTCTTTAACTTTAGGCTTTACCACCTTCTTACCTGTCTTTGGGTCAATTTCGGATTCCTTGGAATCAACATACACCGTTTTACTTTCGTCAACGGTGTAGCCTTGAATCTTCTTCAACAAAGACTTCTTTGCTTCAGTGACAAAGAATTCCATTCTTGCGGCTTCTGCCTTTTTTATGCACTCCGAAAACTCCGGTTTGCTTGCCTTCCATTCATGAAACGTGCTTTCGGAAATACCGGAAAGGCGGCAAACTTCAGCTATTGTGTAGCTATCGGCCCGGATAAGGGAACATATCGTTTCAACGATCTTTGTGTTATACTTTGCCATTGTTTTACTCTTTTAGTTCACATTTGAAGCCCCGGTCTTGCAGTTCGGAAAAGAGCATTGATAGTTTAGCAACGTCGCCACATTCCACGATCAAGCGGGTGTCGATCACTTTCTTTTCTTCTTCCGGTTCTTCTTCTTCATCCGGCTGAACTTCAAATTCGGGGATTCCCCAATCAACCGGGTCGATTTCCCATTCTTTTGCGATTTGCTGAACGTTTTCTTCATCCCATTCAATATTGGCTTTGGCTGAAGCATTATCGGCAATAGCCAATTCCCGGCCAAATTTTGAATCAAGATCAACATCGGTTCTTTTCACTGCGACAATCTGATCCCCGGTTGTTTCAACGACAATCACATTTTCAAGGCCAATTGCGGCCGCATTTTCGACGGTTTTGTTTCCGGCGATAATTCGGTTGTTCTTATCCAAAAGAATTGAACGTCCGGCCCCAAATTGGCGTAGGGACGTTTCGACAAGGTGTTGTCCGTATTCGGTTCCTTTGTTGGCGTTGATGTTGTCCGGGATCAACTTGTCAATCTTGGTTTCGGTGATCTTGTTTGTTTTCATAGCTTGAAAAGTGAATGGATAAAGGGTGAAAGAAAAAAGAATGTCAATGCAAAGGCTATCAATGCGCCGATAACAGTGAACACAAAATCAAGCAATTCGACACAACCATGTCCCCGGCTGTCTCGATATTCCTTTGCGGCCCCGGAACAAACACCAAGAGCAAAACCAAGCCAAGGGAACCACAACCCGAAGACAAGAGAAATGATAAATCCTGCAAGGGTGTGAAGGCGTTTATCTTTGGTAAAAATTGAAAGGACCTTTTCTTTGATTGAAGGTTGATTGAAAACGGTTTTTGATCCGTCGATCCAAACCGGGGGTTGAGTATTGCCGGAACGAACCGACAACCAAACGTTCCCAAATAGAAGAATTGAAAGACGTTCTTTGATTGAAGGCTTCCAACATGAAATGCACTGTTTCCCGTCATTCCACACTGACAAAGACGAACATTCTTCATTTGTCATGTCTTCGGGCTTCTGAAGCACTTTTGTTGCTTCTTTGAAATTCTTTGGTTTCATATCGTTGATTATTAGCGTTAATAATCTGCGAAAATAAAGAAAGGTATATCACACTGATATACCTTTCGGCGAAAAGATATGAAACATTTATCCTTATACCTTCATGCGAATCGGAAATCCGGCAAAGTTCCAAGCAAGAAGGGCGGCGTCCCTTGCATCTTGATTCGTTCGTTTTTTGATCCCGGTGAAGTACGCCAATTCTTCATGGGTGATTTTCCCTTCTTTCCCTTTCCAATGCTTTTTCAAAGGGAAATGCGGCAAGACCTCAATTCTATAATGCTTGCACATTTCAATGATTTTTCGTCCGGTTTCATGGTTGGACCCAACGTTCTTTGCTATCTTTTCAGCCCGGCGGCCTTGGTAGTTATGATAATTACTTTTTCCGACAAGCCAACCCGCTTCAACGAGAACAATCAAAGATTCCCCGTTTTTGGCGCAACCTTCTTTTACACATTGCAGATAATCCAATAATTCGGGGAAAGGAAGGGTTTGAATATTGAATGATCTTGTCTTTGTGTCTAAGCGGGCGACGCCGGATTCTTCCGTGTCCGGGTCAATTGCTATGATTATATCATACTTCATTGTCTGATCGTCTTAGAATGGTAGATCATCGGCCGGGTTATCACTTGATGTTGGAGTAGGGGCCGCCGTTGAATTACTTTGCGCCGGGGCTGCCTGTTGGTTCCCTTCTCCTTTCATTCCACAAAGAAATACTTCACTTGCTTCTACATTGATCGCAATTTGTTTGTTTCCGGCCTTATCGTCATACATCTTCACGTCTTCCCGGCCATGAACAAAGACTTTGACCCCGGATTTCAAAAGGGGAAAGACATTTCCACCTTCACCGTACCAAAGAACGGAAATCCAAACGGGGACTTTTACTTTGTTTCCTTGACTGTCTTTTGTGAATTTTTCGTGTGCAACTGAAAAGGCTACATACTTTTTGCCGTTAAATTCTCTGATAACGGCATCGGAACCAAGGTTTCCAATAACTTGAACATTTAGCATAACTGTTTTAATTTAATGATTTCTAATTTGTTAGTTTCTTTATTGATCTTTGCGACATACACAAGTGTTGCGCATGTATCCGGCCCAACTGCAAGATCAACGTAAATTTTTCGTCGGGCCAATCTTTGATTAACTTTTCGTAAAAGCCGGATCGCAAACTTTCGGGCACGCTTTTCAATCTTTTCCTTTCTCATAGAATTGCGGGTATTTATTGCGCAAGATTGAATCAGCCTTGAACATCGCTTCTTCTGAAGCTTTTTCAAATGCTTCTCCGAAGCGGTTGTCACGTTTTGGACCAATACTTCTTGGCAATGGTGAAACTTCTGAAATGTGTCTTTCCTTCCCGGTTGTAAGAAGGAAAGATCGGTTGTCGTTGTAGTGATAACTTTTGCAACTGCAAAGCAAAAGCAATGCAAATGCAATGCAATAGAATACTTTTTTCATTTTCTTGGTGTCTCCATTTTTTTGATAATTTGTTTAAACTCTTTGTTACTCATATTGTTAGGAACGAATTGTTCTTTGACGCAATTAAAAGGGCGAATATGATATTTCAATACTTCCTTTGCTTCTTCCCTTGCTTTTTCCGCACACATTTCAATGTATTCTTCATCGGTCATGTTGTAGTCGGTGATTGTATCAACGACGGAAGAAAAGCGGCATAAAAGGCCGTTTGGCTGTCTTGCAATAAAACTTCCCATGATTTTTATAATTTACAATAGAATCGCCTGTATCTAAACGCTTGTAGAAGTGTCTCAATATCGTATATTTTGAAAGGTTTTAATAACTCCTTTAATTGTTTTTCAATCGCATCTTCGGGAAGATAGCCCGTTTCAATATCAAAGACAATCCTAAATCGGTTATCAGTATTTGCACCGATGATGAACCCGCTTTTTGAACATACGTTGAATGACATTTCGATAGTTTCGATATATGAACTATCGGCATGGCCTTCACACCCTAAAATCTTGATTTTATCAAGTCTTATCATGTCAATTGGATTCATCCTTTCGCTATCATAGAATGTGCTTCTTATTTTCATATACGTTATTGTTACGTTAATCAAGTTGTTTGTAACTAAATGCGGGCAATTTTTTAGGCTTTGGGCATTCTTTTATGTAGGTTCTATCGTTTGTAATAACATCCCGAAAAATGCTTTTCTTTAATGCTTTCTTTATCTTTCTCGGAAGTCTTATTAATTTTTTATATCCGTATACGCCGCCTTCATTAGTCCACATATTGAAATTTATTCTTAAACTTGCGTATATTGCTGATTTGTTTTGAAATTCAATTTCATTCATTTCTAATTTATGTTGAATGTTATTTATTCAGTTCGTCAATAAACGTTGTTGTATGCCAACATTTTAGACATCTTCCGTCTTTCCCTGTCTCTTTAACCATGCAAATACAAGGACATGTTTCTATATGGGCTTTAATAGCTTTTTGTATCTTCTTTTCTTCCGCATCTTTGACAAATGCCGCCGTAGCTTTTTCCCATGTACATTTCACTTCTTCACGTGCCATATTTACGGCCGTTAGTGCTATTTCAGAAAATACAACGGTTTGATTTCCTGTTACTTCTATATCAGTAAGTGAATTGTTTTTGATTAAATCTTCTGCTGTCATAATCTTAATATTTAAAATTTTCAAACTTACAACTTTTAAAAATTTGTCTTTTGTTTACCCACCAAGCGAAATGTCTTTGGTCATTGGTGGGCGGTTGATTTGTGTCTAAATCTCTGTAAGGCATTGCGAAAGGAACACAACCCAATGAATCAAGATATAAAGCCCGTTTTTCAGCATCTTCGATTTGTCCGTCTTTCACAAGCATATAAAAGAAAAGTTTATAGCTTGGGATTCCGGCTTCTTTCAAATATGCGATTGCGGTTGTGACTTCATCGGTTATTGCTGAATGATCATAAGCCATTCGCAAATATCGTTTCCATTTGACATGCGAAAGTAAGTGAGCGATATTCTTATCTTTTGCAATAATACGGCAATCAAGACCTTGGTTAAAATCAACTTTCACATTTAAAGAAATGATCTTTTCGATTTGATTCAATCCCCAATCCGACGCAATTACATTGTTATCCATTAGTGTAGCCGATTGACGCCCGCTTAAAAACTCGGTAATGTCGGCATGTTTCCGAATAAAACCTTCCTTTCGGGGCACAATACAAAAACTACATTGATTGACGCATCCCCTTGTTAAGAACCCGTAGGCATCATTATACATTGGATAAAGTGAATAATCCGGGCAAATGTGCTCAACTTCATTTGGCAAAGTCTGATCATACATTTTGTAACCGGACCCACCTTTAACAACTTCATCCGCTTGAATGACACGTAGATCGTCGGGCGTGAAAGCAAAAACTTTACTCATGTAAACACGATCATAGTGTTCAATCCCGGAATACCATTCAACCGAATCACCTTCCCTTTTATGCCATGAAGATAGTTTCATCAATGCAAGATTGGGAAAGTTATGTCCGTCAACGTCGATCAGCCCAATTTTTGACATTTTATTTTGCTTTTAAATTTTGAAAAGATTGTAGTTAGAAGAAACACAATTGCCGGGTAAATCTTCCCGGTTGATCCCGGCCTGTTTCAACAATGTGTCTTTGAAGTAAAATCGGCTAAACGGAAACATTAGTGTTGTCATTTCGACGAAACATTCAAGGTCTTGTTTAGGATAACGTTTGCCGGACAATAGGCCAACTTTATATAAGTCGCATATACCATTTGTCAAATTCATCATTGCAAGACTTTGGGGAATATCAATCACGGGTTCAATGCTCGCCCAAGTTTTGAAGCCAAGATCGTGAAGGTCTTTCATCATTTGAATTCTTTCCATATTAGAAGCCGCACCGGGTTCAAGATCGTCGCTTCCGGTAAGGGTGAACCCAAAAGCAATTGATTCTTTATAAGCCACGAAACGAATGTTGTCAAATGTTGCATTACATATTGGCCCGTAGGTGACATTTCCAAAGATACTATTGAAAAAGTCCGTTCGCTTTGTAAGAATCGTCACATTGACATTGTTTTGCACACAAATCGCAATTGCTTCTTTGGTCAATTCAATGGTTTCGGGCAACATTGGATCAGTTGTGAACGAAAAGAATAATCCGTTTTTCTGAAGGTCTTCCAAATTCTGTTGAAGTTCTTTTTTGAACACTTCTTTTGCGTGATCAACGTCTTTGAAACATTTCTTCAATTCCGGGTGATCAATACCAAGGACCTTTGCGCCGATCCCTTTTTTCAAATAACAATATTCGCAACCGTTGGAACACCCAACAAAGAAGTTACAAGCATAAGTTGCATATTCTCCGGCTTTCCCCGTAGGGCAATAAATTGCTTTTCCACTAAATTTATTCATGATATTTATTCTGACTTTATTACTATATGATTACTTACTTTCGGTTCAATAATGATTCGACCGTCTGAAGCATAAACTTCTAAATCTCCAAACTGATCTAAACAAATACGATATTGATTCCCTTTCCCGTCAAAGACATAGACCCCGTTTCTTGCTTCTTGCGTTTCGGGTTCGGAATTAAATTCAATTGCTTGTATCTTCATAAATAGTTGATTTTAAAGTGAAAAGTATTTTCTTAACATAATATCATCTACAATATTTAATCGTGCGGCCGGAATCGCTTCTTTCTGATAACCAACTTTTAAGATTCCTTTATGACAAACATTTCCATAAGCAACAAGGCTATTTTTTTGACAATCGGTTAAAGGAATATCTTTTCGGTTGAATATGCTTTCGTCATAACCCGAATAAAGAATCCAATTCCCGTGTATTTTCACCCACCCGTGTTCTTCCAACCAACGATCCGGGTTTTCTCCAATATCGGTTCCTTTTTCGACTTTGTATTTTTCCCGAATGGCATCAGCAAGATTCATGTGTAGCATGTTGGAAATTTCCCCATTTAGCCCGTAGAAGAAACCGTTTGGATCAAGCCACCCGGCCGAATAATTCAGTTTTATATCTGAAGGTTGAATGATGTTTCTTAGTTCTTTTTCAATATCTTGGGCGGCTTCAATGTGTTTTTTTATCTCTTCGTCTTCTTCTCTTATAGTTGCTTCAATCAATTCGTAATCGTATTCAATCAAAGCTTTTAACTTCATTTCTATTCGGTTTATAATTGGGTAACGTGTCCCAGGAACACACCCATTGAAAGGATTGATTTGTTGGGGATAAGTATGTTCAAGAAAGTCGAAGACGTTGAAAAGTTTATAAGTCTTCCGCAAATAAGCATCGGACAATTTGAACATGCGCCGCATATTTTCAACCCTTGGGTCACTATCAATAATATCTTCAATCTCTGTAATATCGTTCTTAATAATGAACTTTCCAAGTGCTTGATAATTGAATTCAAAGTCAAAAGAACCTCTATGTATGGAAATGCTACGTTGTAATTCTTCAAGTCCTAAGCGAATACGATCTCCGCTTCGTCTTATCTCTTTATGTTGGAATAAGTACCAATCAACAAAATCGGGCTTTGGGTAGTCAGAATGTTTGTTTTCATCACGGGAAACTACATTTACGTTCACTCCGTCGTCTTCTACTTCGATAACAAGTTCACCACTCAACAACTTAATTGCCATTTCAACCGGAAGATCATTTAAAGACATTGTAAATGTTTCGATAGCCTTTTTAGGATCAAGGTTACACAAAAGGTGTTCTTGTGCTATTTGTGCCAACAATTTTCCTGCGCTTTTATCAAGGGTAAAATGAAGATTTGCCATAATTGTTTCAATCTTAATTATTAATATTTGAATTCTGTAAAATGAACAATTGCCATTGTTTGCGAATTGTCATAAGGAAGGAACCATTCTTTGAAGACATCGAAGGGAAATCCGTCGTTTTGGGCTGCTTCACTCAACTTCGACATTTTGAATCTTTGTGATTCATTGTCCCAAACTTGGCAAACATCTTCTTTCCATGATTCGGCATCACCAATGATCAATGGTTGAATACTGATCTTGTCAAATCGGGCAATCTCAATTTGCTTTGATCGGTACGGCATACCTTCCCATTGTCTGATCGAAAGGTAAGCTTTGCCGGAATTGATCAATTCGGCCTTCTTTTGCCACCAAGCAAGATTGGCACGGATTGTATGTTTCTTTTCACCGGAAGACAACTTTTTAGCAAAGTTTGTCGGTTCCCCGGCGTTTGACATTCTTTTTGGAAATGCTTTTGAAAGCATCAAAACAACTTTTTTCTTTTCCATGATTTTAAGTGGTTGTATGCAATTGCATTGCAAATGATTTACTTTTGATTTACTTTTGCTTGTTTCCCGAAAATATCGTTGTCTATTACCTTGTATCCTTTTTCTTCAAGGAACCGATCAACGACCGGGACATTTAGGCGGGTTTCTCCGTTATGCTTGAACCAACCCGGAAGTCCTTTCACGTCGGCCCAAAATTTGAAAGATTGAGAATTGGCGACTTGCTGCTTGAACCCGTAGAACTCGACAAAGCCGAAGTCACGGCGTTCACCTTTCGGATTTATCAAAGTGATCGGTTGTGCCATTATCGCAAACTTTCAATTCTATTGCGGAATCGGGCCGCATATTCTTCGTTTTTGTTTTCCGGGGAAACAAGGATCACCGTATTAGCGTCGATTCTCAAACAAACTTTTCCTTTATCCCGTTTTCTCAATTCTTCCAAGTCAATTGATCCATTCTTGGAAATATCGGCCTTTTGGGGCCGTTTCTGACCTTCGGCGGTCAAACCTTCATTTTTTCTTGGCATATATTACTGTGATATAGGTTGTTTTAAAATTTTGTTTATACGAATTGCGATTGCCCGAAATGTTGGGTTGTATTTTACTTCATCGTCGTACTTGTTCAGATAATGAAGCATTGTTGTATGATCCCGGTGAATATACCGGGCAATTTCTTTCAACTTCATTCCGGTCTTTCGACAATGATAAGTGAATATCATGCGAGCGAAGAAGGAATCACGACACCGGACTTCGGTTGTGTATTCTTCAAATTTCAATCCCATGACTTCTTGTATCGCCCCTTTGATTTTAAAAATTGTTATTGCAAGATATTTTTCGGATTCTTCTTTTGTTTGGAACAAAACTTTCATCCCTCTAACATCGGCAATGTGCTTTTCGATCATTGCCCCTTTGCTTTCGATCCAATTATCAAGCATATAAATTGAATCACATTCAAAAAGCAATTTCAGATCAAACAACATGTGTGATTCCCAAGGAGCATCGACACCCAAACGAAGTTCAAACGGGTTGACAACATCATGTCCAAGACCTTGCAAGTATGATTCCGCTTGCTTGAATTTCTTCTTTGCTTCTTCTGAAGGAAGGCCGGAAATTTTGCCCGAAATATAAGTCTTCATAATTGTTATTTTATTTATTATCAATTGAATATGTTTTTCGGCGGTCTTTGCCTTTTATCTCAAAGTAATTGCACATTTCATTCAAGCGGCTTGCAACTCGATCCCCGTATCGGTCGATCAATACTTTATGGCTCATGGGAAGGTTAGACGTTATAAGGGTTATTTTATCGGTGAAATCCCCCCTATATTCAAGCAATTGTTGTATAACCCCCATGCGATTACCCATGTACAGGCTTTCAATCGGTTCAGAACTTGAACCCAAGTCTTGAATTCCAAGAATAGCCCTTTTTTTATATTTGTCAATGGACCCTTTTTCGGTAAATTCTTCGCAAATTGTATCGGAACGAAAACAGGGCCAACGAAGGCAAAATTGTTCATTACCGATTGTCACTTGTACATTGTCAATATCGCAATACGCCGACATTATTTCCAAAGCCCAAGACTTACCGCTTCCGGTGTTTCCTGCAATGTATATTCCGGCGGTCAATCTTCCGGGAATTATCTCTTTTGTCGCCGGATCAACACATTTAAAGTCTTGATCCCCGTGAATCCAACGGATCAAATTTTCATATACAAATCGGTTTTCGTTGTCAATACAGAACTTCGGGTTTCGGTCTTTTCCGATTGCTTCAACAACTTGCATTGCAAAAGGCAATTGGTAAGGCAAATATGAATTGCGTCTAATTGTATGAAAGAAACCTTTATTTCTTATATTCCCGATAATGCTTCCTATTGGTCTTTCCATATATCATTCACTTGTTGATCATTACTTGTTGGACCGGGTTTCACGTTCTTGTTATCATAATTTCCTTCAAGGACCTTGACCCAATTCTTTTCATTTGCAAATAACCAATCGAAAGTTGCCTTCCAACCTCTTTGATTGTCGCCCCGGCAAAACTTTGAAGCTTCCATTTTGACGAAGACTTCCTTCAGCGTTTCAAGGCTTCCTTGCATTTCTTCAAGACGAATCCGAATTTTATTTTTCCGGGCATCTGATAGTTTGACTATTGCCGAATAAGACGGGCAATGTGTTTGATATAATTCAACCACCGCTTTGAAATCAACGTCGTTCCCCTTTTTCTTCCCGTTTCCGACGATTTCTTCGCTTTGCTGACTACTTGGTTGATCGGGCGTTGAATCTTCGGGAACGGGGCTTTCTTGGGGTTCTTCGGTTTGTTCTTCTAAACGCCAACGGCTTTGCGCTGCTTGTCTGCGCTTGTCTGCGATATTTGCCCTTTTCTTTAGTCTTTTATTGACTGATTCGGACCAATAAAATTGCCCGTCATTCTTGAATAAACCGAATTCAAACACGACATCTTTTATCATTTTGGCATCACCATGTAATTGATATGCGAGCGCACCAACCTTTGACACCTCTAACATTCCGTTTTGCTCGTATAAATTTTCAATGATGCACCAATAGGCCCCCAACCCTTCAAGACCGTATTTTTGTTGCACTGCAACCAATTTAGGATCATTTCGGGCGTTGAAATCATGCGAGAAAAAATAGGTTTCTTTTGCCATTGTCAATTCATTTAAAAAGTTCTGTAATTTTATCCCCCGATCCGGTAAAAGACTGGGGGAAAGGAAAAGCAATGATTATTGTTCAATGATTGCGATTTCCGGCGCAATTTCCCGGATTGCGTCAAGTTGTTCGTCGATCACTTTATCCCGAAGGTCTTCCAAGGCTTGACATGCACCCGGTGACATAAGATACAACTTCACGCTTCTTCCATTGATTGAAGCATAGAATTCAACTTCAAGGTCTTCGGCCGGACGTCCTTTGAAAAGTGGAATTCTCAATTTGAAAGCACCCGGCAAATTGGAAGTAACAACGCCGGAATAATTATCGGCAAAGCTTCCGTTATCCGCTTTTTGCTTTTCAATTGTAGTGTTGACTTTTGCTTCAAAGTTCTTTAAATCGGTGACAAGTTTCATGTTTTCCGATTTGTCCGGGAAGAAGGCACGATTCATTTTAAAGAATTGTCCAAGTTCGTTCGGGTCCCAAGCACAAGCATTGTCATTGATCCCAAATTCTTTGAATTTCGGGTGTTTCTGAAGTGTTCCAAGAACTTTGCCTTCTTTGTATTGATCATTTTCACAGATCACTAACTTGATTGTCAGATTTTCACGGTTTACGAGCACATGACAACGCTTTTGGTTGATTTGATCTTCTTCGGACAATCTCTTTGTCAAGAATTCAAGTGGTGCGCCAATAGTCCCGGATAAATCAACTCTGATTGGGGCCTTTACTTCCAATTCGTTTACTTCACTAACTTCACGAACAACTAATTCGGCTTTTGTAACTCCTTGACCTAAAACAACTTGTAATTTTTCATTTTCCATGACTTAAAAATTTAATCGTTAATAACTTGAATTTCATTTACTTGCCCCTTGAAAGCCTTGCAAGGCTTGAAATGCGGAACAATTGTTTCGGGAACCACAACCGAAGTTCCGGCCGTGATATTCCGTGCAACTTTCGCTTGTCGTCGCTTTGGGGAAAGGGTTCCAAAACCACGAATGAAAATTGAATCACCATTTGCGATTGTTTCTTTCGCAACATCAAACGCCGTATTGATCGCATGTTCAACGTCGATCTTGTTGATTTCAGCACGTTCGGCAATCGTGTTGATAAGTTCTTGCTTTGTCATAATTATATGATTTTTAATCGTTTGTCCCCGTTCTATTCATTTGAAAGATTGTTGTTTGAAGTTCATCCGGGAAAGCCGGGCGGGATTCCACAAGATCACCTTGTTCGTCGTAGAAACCAACCATTCGTTCTTCGTTATCGACAAACTTGAAAAGTCTACCGGAAACGACTTGACCTTTCTTCTTGATACACTTCAAAAGTTGCTTTCCTTCTTTGGCTAAAGGGTCAATCTTGTCCTTGTATTCCTTCATTTTAGCCTTCTTTTCTTCGTCAAGGTCTGCAACTTCAACGTCAACATCAATCTTTCGATCTTTCTTTTCCTTCAGTTCTTGCGGGGTGAATCGTTTGAAATACTCTTTGTTTTCAACACTGTCCGCATTGTCTTCTAAGAAGGCAATTCTTTCTTCATCGGTTTCGTACTCTTTACCGTATTCCTTTTTCATTTTATTTGATTATTAAGTGAAACATGTCAATGTGAAAATGGTATTTGTTCAACAGAATGAACGCTAAGATCAGTAATGTGACAATACTGTCAACATAACGCCACCAAAGCCAACGTTTTGGGATAAATGCAAGAAGAATGATCAAAGCAAATAAAACCCATTGTGAAGACATCAACCCGACAAGGCAATAGATCAAATAAATGATCCCAATTGATTGATACAAAGTCATGCTTGCGCCGATTTCATCAAAGGACAATTTACCTTTTTTCTCCTTGTTCAACTTCTTTAATCTCTTGACGGCTGAATGAATGTTCTTTTGTGAGAACAAGACGATCAGTTCGACGAAGATGAAGAAGGCAATCAAAATATAAAATACATGTGTCATTGTCTTCGGTTTTAGGCGTTCAACAATAAAGAATCATTAAAAAGGTCGGTGAATGTCTGGCCGAAGTAGATTGCGAGTTCTCGATTTTTTAAGCAAAGCCGAGAACCGAAAGACGCATTCGCAGACGACGCCGCATTATGCGTATTCGAGCAGCCGACACCCGCAGGGTTGGACATGTCGAACCAAGGATAATACTTGTATTCGTCGGAATCTTGCCAATTGGGTTTCCAACCTTCGTTCAATGCTTCGGCAATGACGATCAACTTATAATTGGCAATGATTGCCTTTTGGTGTTTACGGGGCAAGCCTTTCACTTCGGGAACATTTGTTGAAATACCCAAAACTTGACAAGCGTCTTCAAATGATTTCACCCGGTCGGTGATGTTGTCGTATAATGCGACTTGTTTTCCGAATAGATCGGATAAAACTTGTTTGCCTTCTTTTCCGGCATTGCGGAAAGCAACTAAAAGCGAATCTTGTTTAATTTGTAAAGTTCTCATTTTCAAAATGGTGTTTTATTAAAATTTAAAATCATTCCTTTCTCTGCAATGTGAACCGTTTTTCCGGTTGCTTGGTGAATACCTTCACGGAATTCGACCGCATTGCTATTCCCGTCGGATAAATGAATCAAAACGATATTGTTGACGGCTTTCAAATCGTTAGAAAGAAGGGCGTCCCGGCATGTGTCAAAAGACATGTGACTTTGCAATGTCCTATCCCGTAACGCTTTGGGGATTCTCCCTTCCGCAATGTTCCTTTCAAGAATGTCAAGGCGGTAATTGGCTTCAATCAACACGTTTGACAAGTTTTGAAATCGGTTCGGCAAATAATACGTATCCGTTGCGAATAGCACATTTCCCGTTTCTTCATGTTGGATCAGATAACCGAACGGTTCGGCGCAATCATGCTTTGTATGAAATGGCAATACTTTGAAACGTCCGATCATATACACTTTCCCGGCTTCCAACGGGTGCGGTTCGTGATAACCTTGCCCGTTCATTGCTTGGATTGTTCCGGCTGAAGCATATACCGGAACGGACGTTTTCAATACTTCGTTGATCGCTTTACAATGATCCTTGTGTTCATGGGTGATCAGACACCCGGCGACTTTTTGTAAGTTAAAGTCGATTGCTTTCTTTACTTCAATGAAGGAAATGCCACATTCAAGAATAAGGGCTTCCGTTTCGTTTTCAAGGACATAGCAATTTCCCTTTGAAGAAGAACCAAGAATCTTCAGTTTCATAATTAAAAGCCGGGGCCGTTTGCTTTAGGCGCATTGTTGCCCGGTTGATTCTGATTGTTCCCTTGGTCCGTTGGCTGATCTTCCGGTTGTGCCGGATCGGTTGCGGTTGGTGCATCATCAATATTGATTGTGCCTTTGTTGGCATTTTCTGCCTTCTCCTTTTCAACGGTATCGGTGACGTCTATATATTCAGCGTCAACAATGTCGTGCATTTCTTCAACCGTTTTCATACCCATTGACAATTCGGGCGCATAAGCGTTGGTCCACATTGAAGCGGCACGATAAGTCAACATTTGCCGGGTCATGGTTTGCCATTTGGAACCATTTTTGGTGTACCAACCTTCTTGAACTGCAAGTTTTACGTCAACCGGGGTTGATTCAAGAATGTCGGTTGATCCTTTCTTTGTAGTGTACGCAATACATTGGATATTGTCAATTTGGGTTCCGTCGAATACTTCAACCTTGGCTTCATTGCGATAATACCCTTTGCCGCCATTTTGTCCGGGCGTCCAAATCTTGTTGTATGTGGTGTATTCCACTTTCCCAAGTCTTCCAAGATTGGTGAATTTGTACTGAAGTGGATTGAATCGTCCGCATGTGTTTACGGTTGCGATCAAGAATTTTGAGGACCAAGCCGGGCGGCCGTAGATTGGCGTCATGTTCTGCATGATCATAAGCGGATCGGCCCCAATACGCATTGCGATTGATATTGCTATCATACAATTTGCCGTAGCTTTGTCGATAGGGTTCTTATCACTCACTTTGTACATGTCCGGGACAAGTTCAGAGTTGGCGAACATCTTGCAAACACGTTGCATCGTTTCAAACTGTGTCGGATCGAAGAAGTTGAATGTCACAACGTTCGTTCCTTGATCCATTTTTTGAAGTTCATTCATTGTTGCGGTAATTTTAAAGAGTTATTTTATAGAGTTTCAAACCTTGGTAGTCAACCGGGTCTTTGGAAACTGAAAAGACTATCTTTTTGTCATTCA